AAGTCCGCGAAGCCATCGAGGGCGATGAGGACAAGAGAATCGTAGTCGGATACGCAAGCACATTCGATGAGCCTTACAAGCTGTTCGGCGGTGAAGGCTGGGAACTGTGGGAGGTCGTGGACCGCACCGCGTTCGATGACACCGATATGAGCGACGTGATCATGCAATATGACCATGCCGGAAGAGTATTCGCAAGGACAAGAAACAACACGCTTCGAGTCGAGCCGGACGAGAAGGGTTTGTTTATAGAGGCTGACCTCGGAGGAACGGAGATCGGACGCGAGCTCTACGAAGAGATCAGCGGAGGCTATACCGACAGGATGAGTTTTGGTTTTACGGTTACCGGTGATTCCGAAGATCGCGAACAGGATGATAACGGAATCTGGATCTATACCAGACACATCACTAAGGTTGGCAAGCTCTACGATGTGAGCGCAGTTTCAATTCCAGCCAATGACGGCACTTCGATTGCTGCGGATGCGGTAACTCGAAGCATTGGCAATCTGACCGACGGAGTGATCGAGCGGATTCAAGCGGAGCGACTTGAGGAGGAGAAGAGAGCACTCGAGCAGAGGAGAGCAGAAGTTAAAGCAAGAGCGTTAGGAGGAAACAACTAATGACACACGAAGAAATCATGACGCTCGGTTTTGAGGAACTTGAAGAGAGAAGGTCGGCAATCGCTGTCGAACTGGATGAGGCATCAGCTGAACAGATTGAGACTCTTAACGCTGAACTCGACTCAATCGAGGAGAGAACAAAAGCTCTCAACCTTGAAATCGAAGAAAAACGCAAAGCAGCCGAGGCCGTTGCTAAGGGTGCCGGAAAAGAAATTGAGACAAGAAAGGATGAACACAAAATGACTGATATGGAAATCAGAAACAGCCACGAGTACATCGAGGCATTTGCGAAGTACATCAAGACTGGCGACGCTACAGAGTGCAGAACTCTTTTCAGCGACAACACACAGAACGGCGCAGTTCCAGTTCCTTCGTTCGTTGCTGACATCGTAGCAAAGAGGCTCGAGGACAGCGAGATCCTCAGAAGAGTCCGCAGAATGGAAGCAGCCGGAAACGTAAAGGTCGGATTCGAAATCTCGGCTCCAGCAGCTTCACAGCTGAGCGAGGGACACGAGGCCATCACAGAGGAGGCTCTGACACTCGGCATCGTAAATCTCGTTCCTAAAACTTACAAGAAGTTCGTACAGATCTCCGACGAGGCTCTCGACAGCATGAGCGGCGAGGCTTATCTGTCCTACATCTATGACGAGGTTGCTCGTGGAATCATCAAGGCTGAGGAGAACGCTGTTGTTGCTGCTATCCTCGCAGCTCCACAGACAGCCACAGCCACAGCTCCAGCCGTAGCAAAGACTGGCTCTGCTGCTGGTGCTATCGACGACTTCGTACAGGCAAGAGCACTCCTGAGCTCCGCTGCAAACGATCTCGTTATCATCTGCACACCGGCACAGTACGCATCTTACAGAAGTCTCCAGCTGTCCGCATCTTATGCGGTGGATCCATTCGATGGACTTGAGGTTCTGTTCTCAGACGCTGCTACTGCTCCAATCATCGGAGACCTGAGCGGTGTAATGATGAATCTTCCTAAGGGCTCCGCTGTTGAGTTCAAATACGATGACAAGACTCTCATGACATCTGACATCGTTAAGATTCTCGGCAGACAGCCGGCAGCCATCGGAGTGGTTGGCAACAAGTTCTTCGCTAAGGTATCAGCATAATGAAGATCAAACTGACACGCGACACCGTTGTCAGATTCGCAAAGGATACAGTTCTCGAGGTCTCTGATAAAGAGGCTTCGAGGCTGATAGCCTTTAACAACGCGGTCGAGGTCAAGGCGAAGGCTGAAAAAGCTGAGGCGAAACCAGCCAAAGCGAAGAAAAAATAGTTCATGAGGTAATAAATATGCTCGACAAGGTAAAAATGGCACTCAGAATATCAACAACGGCATACGATGCCGAGTTGACAGATCTCATTAATGCTGCTGAACTCGATCTCGGTATTGCCGGAGTGATTCTTCCTGATCAGCTCGATGCGCTCGTTTCGAAAGCTATAATCACCTATTGCAAAATGTCGTTCGGACTCCCTGAGGATTATGACCGATTGAAGAGATCCTATGACGAGCAGAAGGCTCAGCTTGGAACAGCGACCGGGTACACGAATTGGGGTGATGAGTAATGTATGACAGCGTTGCAACACTGAAAGCATACGGCACACCGACATTCGATGCGCATGGGAATGAAACACTTCCGGTCACGGAAACCGAAGTGTTCGTTCAGCCTCGCAGTGTGTATCAATCCGAGTTTTACAACGCTTCGCAAATCGGCTTAAAACCGTCTCTGACGCTGTTTATTTCGAATAGGATGGATTACTCAGGGCAGAAGGTTTTGACGTTCGAGGGGCGAGAATATAGCGTTATTCGGGTTGATTGGTCCGCACAGCGTGACGGAATTTCGCTAATCTGCGAGGAGCGGGTCGGGAATGAGCAGTAATGATTTCGTCGTTCAGATGGAATACATACTCGACCAGTATTCCGCAGAAGTGAAGCGGGCAACGAACGAGGCAGCGGACAAGGTTTCGAAAGAAGCTGTCCGTAAACTCAGGAGCGACTCGCCACGTAAAACGGGTAGTTACGCAAGAGGCTGGTCGGTGAAAAAAGAGCGTGGAACCGATGGGATCTATACGGTCACGGTTTACAATCGGACGGATTGGCAACTGACGCACTTGCTCGAAAAACCGCACGAAATCATCAACCGTGACCATCAGGGGAATCTCAGGTCCTACGGTTTCACAAGTGCCGGACGTGGTCAGATCATTCACATCAAGCCGGTCGAGGAATGGGCAAACGAAGAGTTCCCGGAAGAGATCGAGAGGAAACTTGAGAAATGACATTTTACCAGATAATCGAGACAATCAATCTGCCGTGCGTATACGGATATTTCAGGAAGGGGCAGCCCCTTCCTTATTTTTCATATACGGGAGCGGGGCAGGATATATTTTACGCTGATAACACCGGGTATCACCGTGTCAATTTTTATCAGCTGATTTATTACTTCAAGACTAAAAACGAAGCCTCCGAGGAGCAGATCGAGCAGACACTCCTCGACAATGGCTATACATACGATAAAGGTCCTGACCTCTACGACGAAAGCGAAGGGGTCTATTACATCATTTACGACAACGTAAAAACTACAAGAAAGGGGCTAATCAATGGCTAACAAAGTTGAATTTGGTATTTCGCAGCTCCACGTTGGAACATACACTGTTTCTGATCAGGGTGTCGTTACTCTCGGCACTCCATATCATCAGCCGGGTGCGGTCAGCTTTGCTCCAGAGGAACAGGCTGAAAGCAATACGTTCTATGCGGATAACATTCCGTACTGGAGCGGATTCTCCGGCGGAACACTCGAGGGCGATCTTGAGGTTGCGAAATTCAGCGACGAGTTCAAAACACAGTTCCTTGGCTACAGGGCACTCACAAACGGCGGTCTTGCTAACGTAAAGAACGCAATCAAGCCACAGTGCTATATCGCGTTTCAGGTCGAGGGAGACGCTGAGTCGAGAAGAGTTATCCTGTACAACTGCGCATTCGGAGTTATCAACCGCGAATTCGCTACTATCGAGGATACAAAAGAACCGACTACGGAGACTATCGGTGTTACTTGCACAGGAGACAATGCGACTGGCGTTTCAATGGCGTCGTTCAAGCCGGGCGACACTGGTTACGCAACACTGTTCACCGCTCCGACAGCTCCGGAACTCGCGCCATAATGATCTATTGAGGCGGGGCGGAATAGTCTCGCCTCTGTTTTTTTAGGAGGTGAAAAATGAAAAAGGTTATTACCATCGGCGATAAGGATATCGAACTGAACAATAACGTTGCTTGGGTAATGGAATATCGCGACCAGTTCGGGAAAGATATTGTTCCGTCACTGATGCCGTTACTCGCTACGATGATCGAAGGATTCGCTTCGGTCATTTCAGAAGCGGGAGGAGATAAGCTCGATGTCAGTTCTCTTGCTTCGGCTGTCGAAGGACGTGCGATGGAAATCCTGTTACCGATGTTTCAGATCGAAATGGTCGACGTTGTTATAAACGTGCTGTGGGCGATGGCAAAGGCGTCTGACGATAATATCGCGCCTCCGAAACAGTGGGTCAAACAGTTCGATGAGTTCCCGCTCGATGTTGTCGTTCCGGCTGTTTACGAACTGATTCTGAAAGGATTCGTCAGTTCAAAAAACTTGGACAGGCTGAAGAAAGTCGGAGCAAGTCTGAAAGATCTTCAGCCGTCAAACTAAACGACATCATCCTCGCCGGACTTGAACGAGGGCTTACGATGTCAGATATCCGCCGGATGCAACTCGGTCAAGTGGTCGATTTCGTGATCGATTACAACGAACGACAGGAAGAATCAGATCGGCGGGCAAAACAAGAAGAAAAGCGGGGCCACAGGCGTAAGGCTTCGCAGAATGATATAAACGCATGGTTTGGATAAGGGGAACCAATGGCAAACGGTAATATCAAAGGAATCACAATTCAATTCAACGGTGATACTACCCGACTTGATAAGGCTCTCAGGGAGATCAACAACAGTACACGTGACCTCGATAAAGAACTTAAACAAGTCAACAGTGCTTTGAAGTTCAATCCGACTTCGGTCGAACTGTGGGCGCAGAAACAGGAGATCCTCAAACAGAAGGTAAGCGAGACGGAGAAAAAGCTGGATGCGCTGAAACAGGCGCAGAAGCAAATGGACGATTCCAACCTCGACAATACTTCTGCGGAATATAGGGAACTTCAGCGCGAGATCATCACGACAGAGGATAAGCTGAAAACGTTCAAGCGTCAGCTTGCTGAAGTCGGAAACGCGAAATTGTCCGCGCTCCAGCAATCGTTCGAGCAAGTTGGTAAAAAGGCAGAATCAGCCGGACGCTCTCTGACTACACACGTTACGGCCCCGATCGTAGCAGCTTACACGGCTTCGGCTAAATACGCTTCGGACTATGAGGAAAACCTCAACAAGATAGACGTAGCGTTCGGTAAGAATTCCGAATCTGTTAAGGATTGGGCGAATAATGCAAGAAGCGCGTTCGGTATGTCGAAAGTACAAGCGACCGAGGCCGTTTCCGGTTTCGGTGCTCTTGGTAAGGGTATCGGCCTGACGGAAAAACAAGCTGCTGAAATGTCGATCACTCTGAGCGGTCTGTCCGCGGATTTAGGCTCTTACTTCAATGCAAGTACGGCAGACTCCGCGAAGGCTCTTGAAGGGATCTTCACTGGCGAGTCCGAAGCGTTAAAGAAGTTCGGCGTCGTAATGAATGACACCAACTTAGAGAAGTTCGCTGCGGATCAGGGACTCGTCTGGAAGGAAATGGACCAGAGTCAAAAGGTAACGCTCCGTTATAACTACGTTCTCGCTAAAACGAAGGACGCACAGGGAGACTTTTCGAGGACCTCCTCAGGAACGGCAAACAGTACAAAGATGTTCACTGCTGCGACTCAGGATCTGAGCACGGCGATCGGAGAAAATCTGTTACCGCTGATCACACCGATCATTCAGAAACTCACGCAATTGATTGACCGCTTCAACAAGCTTTCACCGCAGACACAGAAGATAATCACTTACGTTGGTCTTGCACTGGCTGTTCTCGGACCGCTCCTGATCATCATCGGAAAGGTCGCACTCGGTATCAGTTCGGTTATCAAGGTAGTTAAACTGGCAAGCGGGGCAATCGGGCTGTTATCGTCCGGGTCGCTGTTGCCGATCATCGCTGTTATTGGTGCGGTTATCGCTGCGGGTGTCCTGTTATACAAGAACTGGGACAAAATAAAAGCGGGTGCGAAACTGCTTTGGGGTTACTTAAAAACCGCGTGGGATGGCATCAAGACAAAGACGGTAAACGCATGGAATGCCGTTAAGAATGCAATCATCACTCCGTTCAAAACAGCAAGAGACAAGATCAAGTATTACATCGATAAGATCAAAGGCTGGTTCCCGATCAAGCTCGGGAAGATATTCAAAGGAATCAAGATGCCACACTTCGAAATCGAGTGGTCCAGCGTCAAGGCCTTCGGCAAAGAAGTCAAGTATCCAAGCGGGTTTGATATCAGCTGGTACAAAAACGGCGGTATCTTCGACAATCCGTCTTTGATCGGTGTCGGAGAAGCTGGACCTGAGGCGGTTGTTCCGCTCGATAAGTTCTGGGACAAGCTCGATAGCATGAACACAGGTGTCACTATAAACGTTTACGCTTCGGACGGAATGAACGTAAACGAGTTAGCTTTGAAGATCGAGCAGAGGCTCGTTCTCTTACAGAAACAGAGGCAAATGGCACATGGCAGTATTTAATTCATTTACATTTGACGAAATAAACAGCCTCAGCCACGGGATTTACGTCACCGGCGAGGCTGTTTTCAACGCGCCGGAGAGGATGGTCGAAATGATTCAGATCCCGGGCAAAAACGGAGCACTCGCGATCGACCAGGGCTATTTTTCAAATATCGAAGTGACGTATCCGGCAGGGTGCTTCGCTGACAGTATGAGGGACTTCGCTGACAAGATCGCAGAGTTCAGAAACGTACTTGCATCGCGTTATTCCTATGTGAAATTGCAAGACACTTACCATCCTGATGAGTTCCGTCTTGCACTGTACAAGTCCGGGCTTGAAGTAAGTCCGGTCAGATACAACAGCGCAGCGCAGTTCAGCATCACTTTTGAGTGCAAACCGCAGAGGTGGTTGTATCCGCAAGTACAGAAAACCTATACCAGCTCAGGAGGGACTCTAACGAATCCGACGCTATTCGAGTCGAAACCGCTCCTCAGGGTTTACGGAGCCGGAACCGTCACCATAGGCGATAAATCTATGACGGTTCTTCCTGGATCAGGATCCTCGCAGACGATATACATCGACTGTGAAACTCAAGAGGCTTGGGAAGTGGTTGACGGCGCTATGATAGCAAGAAATGACTATATCCAGTATGCCGGTGAAGGATTCCCGACTTTGGTTCCGGGAGATAACACAATAATAGTAGGCTCCGGTATAACGTTCCTCTATGTTACTCCGAGGTGGTGGACTATATGATTCCGATTCTATATACACACGAAGAAACGCAGTTTGTGACGAACGGTCTCGGACGGCTGTCAGATATCATTAGTTGCACCGTAACCGAAGAGCGTAACGGTGTTTATGAATGCGAATTCGAGTATCCGCTCGACGGTGTGCATTATGACGAGATCCAGCTCGGACGGATCGTGGCTGTGACGCATGACGAGAACCATGATATTCAGCCGTTTGAGATCTATGCGCGTACCGTCCCTGATCTGCGGGGCGTCGTAACGTTCAACGCTCATCACATCAGTTACCGACTCGCAGACGTTGTGATCATGCCGTTCACAGCTGAGTCGGCTGCGGGTGCTCTGAGCGCGATGGAATCGCATTCAGCGAATACAAGCATATTTACATACTGGACGGACAAGGTCGTTTCAGCTACTTTCAACAACACCGTTCCGAGGTCCGCACGTGGGATGCTCGGAGGCGAAGAAAACTCAATACTGGACGTTTACGGGACCGGCGAATATGAATTCGATAAATTTGACGTAAAACTGTATCTGCACCGAGGTACTGATTCGGGTGTCGCTATCAGGTATGGCAAGAATCTTGTTGACCTGAATCAGAAAATAGATACGACAGGATCCTATAACGCGATCGTTCCGTTCTGGGCAGACAGCGAGGGAAATATCGTAACTTTGCCGGAGCAGTTGATCGTTTATTCAGGGAGAGAGAGACAAACGGCATATCTGACCGACCATAATCAGCTGATCATCCGCACCGAAACGAACGATCCGATTGAGGTCGATTACACCGTGATTGATGCAGCTCCGATGGATCTGTCAGACGCATTCGAGGAAAAGCCGACAGTTGAACAGCTCCGGACAAAAGCACAAGCTCGTTTTGAACGTAGTCAGGCGTGGCTGCCGAACGAGAATCTGACGGTCGATTTCGTTCAGCTGTGGCAAACGGAAGAATACAAGGAATACGCAGCACTTCAGCGCGTGAAGCTGTGCGACACCGTGTCCGTCTATTATCCACAGGCTGGAATCGAAGCGGTCGAACAGAAGGTTGTTAAGGTCGTTTACAACGTATTACTTGACCGTTACGACAGCATCGAACTCGGATCCGTTCAGACTTCACTCGGAGAGGCGATCAAAGCGGACGTCCTCGTCGATGTTCCAACGAATTCGATGATGGACAGCGCGATCAAGTACGCTACAGATTTGATCCGTGGCGGTCTGGGCGGTTATGTAGTTATGACACCGGGACCGGACGGATATCCGCAAGAGATCCTGATCATGGACACGCCTGATATCAACACAGCGGTCAACGTATGGCGGTTCAACCAGAACGGACTCGGTCACAGTTCAAACGGCTATCAGGGTCCATACTCCGATATCGCTCTTACGGCAGATGGTCGGATCAACGCGAATTTGATCACGACGGGCACGCTTAGCGCAAATCTGATCAAGGCGGGTACTATTACAGATGAAACTGGTAAAAACTACTGGAATCTGACCAGCGGACAGTTTGTAACGAAACAGGGGCAGATCGGTGGGTTCACTCTGGCTGATAATACGCTTAAATACGAAACGGCAACTGCGTTATTCAAGATAAACAGGAACAGTTTGCAGAGCGGAACTACCTGGTCTGGCGGATGCAGGACGCTTACGCAAATCACCGAGGGGCGAATATATCTCAGAGGGTCAGAAACGGCTGAAGATTGGGATGATCTCTCCCCGCATGGGTGGATCGAATACAATCCTCTTGCTCTTGGGGGGTATTTTAGAATATCTAACTGGAGCGGCGGTAGTATTAAAGAACTCGGGGTCGGTTCAAATCTGGAGCGGCGGTAGTAGCAATGCGGTCACCGTATTTGGCGATCTGACCGTAGATGGGGCAAAAAGTAGGATCGTAAAAACTGGCAATTACTCTGAGCGTCTTTTATACGCATACGAAACACCGACACCGCTGTTCGGTGATATAGGCGAGGCTGTGATCGGAGAGGACGAACTTGCCTACGTCGACATTGACGATATTTTCTCCGAAACGATAGCGGACAAGGTTGAATATCAGGTGTTCCTCCAGAAGGAAGGCGAAGGAGACTGCTGGGTATCTGACAAACAGCGTAGGTACTTCGTCATTGAGGGAACGCCAAATCTCAAGGTAGCTTGGGAGTTAAAGGCAAAGCAGAAAGGTTACCAGAACATTAGACTTGAACAGTCCGAGTCGGTACTTGAAGAGTATAAATACGTACCAGATGATACTTATTTCGAAGATTATATAAACAGTCAGGAGGATTTGCTTTATGGCTAACACAATCAAACAGCTTGCAAGTTTTGCGGTACTCAACGTAAACGGCGGAGACAGAGTTACCTACACCTATGACGAGATCGATGCTGACACGGGCGATCTGATCAGCGCAAACAACAAAGGGAGTTTCTTCGCTGTTGATCCTGCGTTGAAGAGCAAAATCACACAGCTTCGCAACTATATCAGCGAGAACAAGCTCCAGTAAGGAAGGCAAGGCATGAATATACACGCATTAAATACTTTCAGCGGTTCCGTCTCGTCCTCAACATATCTCGCTATTGATAACGGAACAGAAACGCAGAAGATCGGAGCGGATTCGGTTGGAGTGACCACAGCCATGACGGTGAACGAAGCCTCCTCAGGATCATCTACGAGTAAGAGAGTAATTACTCCAGCCGTTCTTAAGTCGGCAATAACTACGATCATGACGAGCTACTGGCCTGCGATGACCCAGAGTGAAGCAGAAACTGGTACTTCTACGAGCAAAAGGGTTATTACTCCAGTCATATTCAAGTCAGCGGTTACTTCGATCATTAATACGCTTTTGCCGTCTATGACAAATGCAGAAGCGGAGGCTGGTACGGTGACAAGCCGTCGAGCCATTGCTCCGTCTGTGCTTAATTCAGTAATAACATCGATCGCAAATGCACTTCTTAGCGCATTTACTGATCGATTCGTTCTGCACACAGGAACAGCTACGACAAGTGCCAGCGGAACGGCATCGTTCTCAACGACCTACAACACATCCGAATATGCGTGTTTGTCGATCTGGGCGACAGGCGCGGTAGACGGTTATTTTCTAGCACCGTATAAATACGGAGCGGCGGCTGGCGGCAGATGGGGATTCATCGCAAAGCGATCTTCAACTATGGACGCGCTGGCTTCAACATCCGTTGCTTACGCCGCGTTGCTTTACAGGTACGTAGATTAGAACGGAGGTACATTAAAATGGATAAAGAATTTTGGAAAGCACTGTTTATGAGGTCAATACACGCCGTATGGGAAACGGCTGTTTCGACAGCACCCGCAACAATCGTTGTTACACCAGCAATGATTGAACATTTCAACTGGGACTCGGCAAAGGGAACATTTTTTATATTTATGGCGTGGATGTTGACCGCTTTGCTTTCAGGCGTTCTTTCCGCGGCAAAATCAATGAAGGTCGGGATGCCTGAGGTCGATGTCTGTCACGAAATGACCGACGAAGAGGCTGAGGACTTTATCGACGCGAACGACGAAATCCTCGACGACCTCTACGAATACGAAACCGAAGAGAACGAGTTTGATTACGAGTATGACGAGGAGGGCGAGGAATGAGCAAAAAAGTCGCTCTGATGTGCGGACACGGAAAACAGACGAACGGCAAGTGGGACGCTGGGTGCGCGTATGCGGGTTACACCGAAGCGGGTCTGATGCTCCCGATCACGAAGGCTGCTGTCAAATATCTCCGTGCTGCGGGGGTAACTGTTATCAGCGACGCGGACACTAATAATAACAGGAACATGATCGTCGACGTCAGCTGGGCGAATAAAGAGAAGGCTGATATTTACGTTTCAATTCATTGTGACTACTTAAAAGCCCCTTCGGGAGTGTACCCGCTCTACGTATCCAGCAACGGAAAAAAACTCGCCACAGCCTTAAATACGGCCGTCTCGAAGGGGATGCCGATGAGGTCAAGAGGTGTCTGTCGCAGAACTGATTTATACGAACTGAACGCAACCGACGCGCCGGCTTGCATCCTCGAAACGGGTGCGATCAAGGCCGATTTGAAGATCCTGAAGAACAACTACGACAAATACGGCAAGCTGATAGCAAAGGGGATCCTGGACTATCTCGGAATCAAACCGAAGGCAGAGCCGAAGAAAACCGCGCTTTACAGAGTACGCAAGTCGTGGAATGACAGCAAGAGTCAGATCGGAGCGTATTCGTCCCTTGAAAACGCAAAGGCTGAATGTAATAAACATCCGGGCTATTCGGTATACGCGGAAACCGGTAAGGTCCTTTACACTAACAAGCCTAAAGCAACACCGAAGCCGACTCCCAGTGTAGACGTTGGGGCGAAGGTCATTAACTTCGCAGCGTCTCAGAAGGGCAAGTACCAGACCAGATCACATCACGGCAAGGACGGGCGGAAGTATTCCAACAAGTTCACAAAGTATTTTGCCGGACGTGGTGGGATTGACTCAAATGGTCAGATGCCGTCCGTATACGGATACATTCCGGGATACTGCACTTTGTTCGTGTGCTACTGCCTCGAAAAATGTGGGCTGAAGTCGGTGGTTCCGTTCTCAACTCTGAATAAGAAGTCGGCGGGTTACTGGTGGCACGCTCCGAGCCTTATGAAGTGGTACAAGAAAAAGGGTTTGCTTAAAAAAGACTTCAGCAAGGCGAAGAAGGGCGCGATCTGCTTCAAGGGCGATAAGTCTCCGACACATACGTGTTTGCTCGATAAGGTAGTCGGTTCGACCGTTTACACATGGGACGGAAACGTCGGCGGGGGAGTGACGTATAACAAAAGGCCGAAATCGGCGTTTATCGGGTTTGTCAACCCGCCGTACAAGTGAGGTGATGGGATATGTCAGATAAAATAATTGTGGCTGTTCTCGGAGTGATCGGTGCTCTGATCGTGGTACTGAAACCAATATTCGATTTGAACACAAACATCACAGAGTTGAAAGTGAGTATTGATCAGTTCCGGGACACAGTGAACAAGCTTGATTCGAGGATCACCGAACACGGGAAAGAGATCGATCGCATCAAAGAACAAGTTGTTGACCATGAAGCAAGGATTAAGAATCTTGAGAGGTAAACATGGACAGGCAGATTTTGAATTTTACGGCTAATGAGCAGATCCTGACGGTATCCAATCCGATCAGAATCTCAACTAACAAGGTGAATTACATCGAGGCGCATTTTTCACTCGGAGACAACTGGAGCGGTTACGACAGCGTCAGGGCGGTTTGGTTCAATGATTATCAGACCATTTCGACCGTACTCAATTCAGAGGGCGTGTGTCGTGTGCCGTTCGAAGTGCTGAAGCGCAAGGGCAAAGTTAAAGTCGATCTGGTCGGCTCGATATCAGACGGAGACGTTCTGACCGACAGGCTGACCTCATATCCTGTTGTTGCTGTTATCGTTGATTGCATCGCTCCGATAACCGGAGCGGAAACAAGTCCGATCACTCCGAGTCAGTTCGAACAGTTTGTTGCCACAGTTCGAGAAGATGTCGAAACTGTAACAGGAATGACCGCTACCGCAGAGACGCTCCCGGCTGGATCCAGTGCAACGGCATCCTATGCGGACGGTGTTCTGACGTTCGGGATTCCAAAAGGTGACACCGGCCCGGCTGGTCCTCAGGGTATCCGGGGCGAAGCTGGTCCACAGGGTATACAAGGCGAAAGAGGTCCGCAGGGACCGCAAGGCGAAACAGGTGAAACCGGAGCGACAGGCGCAACAGGACCACAGGGTCCTCAGGGGATTCAGGGCGAACGAGGCCCGAAAGGTGACACTGGAGCAACAGGCCCGGTCGGCCCACAAGGTCCAAAGGGCGATACTGGAGCGACAGGTCCGCAAGGTCCAAAAGGTGATACTGGCGATGTATCACAGGCACAGCTTGACGCAGCTGTTTCTGATTTAAAGAGCGCTTTAACAGTAGGCAGGACAATTCCAAACTTATTTGAACAAGGAGGCATATACTCTTCAAGTGGCGATGGTTTTGATGGGACAGACAGAATAAGAACAAAAGCATTCACCAAATCTCTTTTCAAGGCTCAAGCAAGTGATGGGTATTTATTCCTTGTGTTTGCATATTCAAATGGCACATATATAGGGTGTTGGCAAGGCAACGGAACTTGGGATCAAGGTGGCAATCCGACATATGTTGACTTGTTTGAATTTAAAGACAATTATGATTATAAAATAGTTGTTAAAAAGACAGCTGGCTCAAACATTAATGTTTCAGAGTCCTCTAAAATTACATTTTTCCAAGCCACAGACGAAGAATTAAAACATCAGTATAAATGTGCCGATGCAAAAGCCGTAGGCGTTAAATTTGAAGGCATAAATGATACTTTTAAGGCATTTTCGCAGGATAACAAACTTGCAACATTTAAAATCAATGGTGTTGCCTCTTTGACTTATGGGAAAGCCGTTAATGGTTCGGGTATTGTAGTAAGTGCAAGCGATTCGTATTGCACAGAAGATTTTATCCCTATTTTAGATGGTGAAGCCGTTGAATCGGATTTGGCAATAATTAGTGCAATAGGCTATTACCATTACATTGCATTTTATGCTTCCGATTATTCGTTTATAAGTAGAGCGGGCGGTAGTGTTGTATCAAACATTAAACCTACAATACCATCAAATGCAAAATATTGCAGGGTTACCCTTTCCTATGTAGGGCAAAACAATGTTGAATCATTCAAGTTTTGGGTATATTATCCTGCACCAAATGCGATGCTTGCACCGCCTAAAAAATGGTATATTCTCGGAGATTCTATAAGTGCAGGATATTACTCAATGGAAACTGCGGATGTGCCAAGCGGTAAAACTCCTGCCGTTAGTTATGAGGATGGGACTTGCTCTTTATGGGATGATACTTTAAGCCATAACTATTGGGGATATATAAACAAATGGTTTTTAAATCAAGAATTAGTAAAAAAAGCATATCCTGCCGAGGGCTATCTGCATGTGGCTTCTAATAGTAAAAATGGAGTGCTTGAAGTTAAGAATGGTGATTTTTCTGACGCAGGACTCATTACTGTCGCTTGGGGTTTAAATGATTGGCACTACTCAATGCCAAGAGGCGACCATAATTTAATTGATGCTAATGAACCAATTGCCACGGCAGAAACGGATACCACGAATATCACCACAGTAAATCAAGCAATTTGGTATTGTTTAGGTGTGCTGATAGACAAAGCACCACAAGCCAAAATTTTGGTACAGACTCCAATAAATGCGTGGAGATATGGCGGTGACTTTGCTTCCAAGTGGGGCATAAACACATCATTAAGCCAAAGCGGAACGCTAAAAGATATTCACGATGACATCATATATTGGTGCGATTATTATGGGCTTGAATATATTGATTTGACCTTTAATAATTCGGTAGTTAATCTTGTAAATATTAAGGACGCAATTATTGATGGCTCTCACCCATCCGATGAAACGCACCAACAGTTGGCGAGAAGCATTTGGACAAAGGTTGGATATTAAAAAAGAACCATTTAAGTCAGTAAATCTAACAGAGATAAATAGACCTTTAAATCACAAAAAATGATCTTTGTCCTTGCATCGGCATGAGATAACAATTATAATTCTGACACAAGTTAAAACAAAAAAGAGTCACACTCCGAGACTCGCGAAAATCATCAAGAGTGTGACTCGCCCGTAGGCACGGTAATTTTACCATGCCTCGTTTACATCTGTAAAGGAGGTTCTTTTTATGTCAGATTATAAAACTCAGTTAGTGAACGATGTAACCGGATCACTTATCAACAAGCTCGATCGAGAGGACGTTGAAACCGTTTCCGATGAAATGATGATAGCCCTCAGGGACTATGAGGTCACAAAGCGAGTCACCGACCTCGTCCAGTATGACGGCATCAACGAAATGATCTTGAAACGGTATTCAGCTTGTTTAGTCATCGGAGGCAAATCACCGAAAACAATCGCAGCGTATGAGAGGCAGATCAAACGTCTTTTTATGGTACTCCAGAAGAACTATACTGATATGACCGTTTCTGATCTGCGCTATTTCCTCGCACTGGAAAAGAGCAGGGGAGTATCGAACCGCACTCTGGAAAACGAAAGGGTGATGATATCCACGTTCTTCACGTGGTTGCTTGACGAGGAAATGATCAGCAAAAATCCGTGCAGACAGATTGCACCGATCAAGTATCCGAGCAAGATCCGTTTGCCGTTCTCCAGCGTTGAAATTGATGCGCTGCGCTCTGCTTGCAGGACACAGAAGGAAAGAGCGATAGTCGAGATCCTGTTGGCTACCGGTGTAAGAGTGTCAGAACTTTGCTCTATATGCCTGTCGGATATCAATTTCGAAAAGCTGTCGATCAAAGTGAGAGAAGGTAAAGGCGCAAAGCAAAGAACTGTTTATTTTAATGAGCTGTCAAAGAAGCACCTGATCGCGTATCTTGAAACTCGAAACGTTAACGGCGAATATCTTTTCTACAACAAGAAAAAGGATCCTCTTAATCCTGGCGGGGTGAGGCACATACTTAACACACTCGCAGGGCGGGCCAATGTTGAGAATGTACATCCGCACCGATTCAGACGGACTCTCGCCACGAATCTTTCAAATCGCGGAATGGAAGTCCAAGAGATTGCGAAGATCCTCGGACATAGCAATATCAACACAACTATGGAATATGTATTTACAAGTGACGAGCGGGTCCATGTTGCATACATGAAATACACCGCTTAGGATGAAGGCTGTTCAAGGAGCAGCGATCACCTCCTTTATACATTTAATAGATCGCAAGAGAAAAGCCTCGGATTCGTTCCGGGGCTTCTTTTGCGTTATAGCAGTTCTGGATAAGATTCTTCCATCCAATCGATATGCTGACGATAATCATTAATAAATGCTTCTGACAGATTATTAGTATCCTCGACGGAATCAATTTGGGCCTTGCCGTCAAAACTCGTCCAGATCCATCTCGATAGGTTGGTGTATTTAATTCTTGCGAGATCCAGCTGACACGGATCCTCAAACGAGACAATAACCGTTACATAATTCTTGGACTTTCGGACGAGCTTGATCCGTGAAGTATCTGCACCGTCCGCCTCCAGTATTTTCTTGATCAAGTTAAATATCTCAATTTCTCCGGCTGTCGCGTTCAATTCGCGTTCTTGTCCATAGTCAGCAAATTTAATATTATCCATAGAAATCACCTCCGATATCAGTATAGCACAATGGGGGAGTTATACTAAATTTGAAATTCTGATTGACTTTGCCCAATGTAAAGAGTATTTTACTAATAGAGGTGATTCGTGAATAACATGACTTGGGTAACCAAGTAGACGATAATTTTTATCGGATCAACTATTCCTAAAATCATAATTCTGAGGAATTTTGAAGCGGAGTAGGGAACTACAAATTTGTAATAACGCGAAGTTTAAAATCACCTCTGTACGTATTGATCAGGAGGTGATTTTTTTAATGATTTACGAAAGCATCCCACAGTTTGCCATCGTTAGACTCGACACGGCTTCACACGGGGAGGATGAGCTGAACGAACGAATCAGGCATTTAGTCGGAAAGAATCCAAAGGTAGAGTTCTACGAAACGATGGCGGTTATACGCTACACCGAAACGAACAAGATCCCGGAGACGATCGCAGACTCCGCAGAACTTGAAGGTTTCAAATTCACGTGTCAGGATTGTCCGTGCTTCGATCCGATACTCAAAGCGGATGGAACTGAGGACAATCGTCTCAGATACGGCGAATGTCAGTATGCGGATATGGGCAGGGCGTACAAGGACAGCGCAGCCTGTGACACACTTTTCAAGATGATTAAGAACGGGAGGGTCGGATTATGCTTCAGAAGATAGGTGTAATGGTAACCGTAATCGGTGCAATGATGGCGGACAGCGCTTCAATTCTGATCCCGCTCGGAGTAATCACGATCGGAGCGATCCTGTTCCTCGCTGGAAAGTGGGGTGAGCTGAATGGCTAAACTAACTCAGAACGAAAAGGTCATGAACTGGCTCAGGACGAACGGAGAGCTCACGACAAGAGAAGCGGTAACAGAGCTGAACATCATGTGCCTTCCGAAGAGAATCGAAGAACTCCGAAAGTCGGGTGTTGGTATCCGCATGGAGTACAGAACGAGCGCAGCCGGTGCGAGATACGGTGTTTACTCGCTGGCAGAATAGGAGGGTGATCATGACAAAGACAAGACGAGTCGAGAACATTATCGGGATCTCGGACACACTGTGGCAGCTGAACAGAAGCAAGGTGATCAAGTTCATTGAACAGGAATGCGGACACGATGTCCCGGAAGAATGCTACGAACTGATCGAGCGCGGTTTCAGATATGGAGCCGTTATCATGGAAAAGGCAATAAAGAGGAGAGAAAACGCATGAAGTACACAGTAACTATCGACTATGGGAGCACAGCAACATTCGCCGATTTTGACGATATGATCAATTTCATCGGATACGCTCTGGACGGAGGGCTCAAAACCCTCACGGTAAGCAAAATCGACGAGGAGGTGTCCGCAGATGAGTGAACGCTTAACTGGAGACTTCCGTAAGTACATGGATAAGAATTATCTCGGCTCGTGGGACGTTCCTGAGGGCGATGATCTGATTCTCACCGTGGATCACTGCGAACGGAACGAGGTACAAAACGAACGAGGCTCAGAGAAGAAACTCGTTATGTACTTCAAAGAAACAGGATACAAACCGATGATCCTGAACACGGTCAATTCCGAAGCGATCTCGGAGGCCTACGGCTCGAAACGTGTCGAGGATTGGGAAGGCAAGAAGATTGCGATCACAACAGAGAAGGTCAAAGCGTTCGGGTCTATGAAGGACGCGCTGAGGATCAGACCGTACAAACCGAAAGTGACCGAAGCGTTCTGCGAAGAGTGCGGGTCCGAAATAGAGCGACACGGCGATTACTCAGTCAACAAGATCGTGATGATGACCGAAGCGAGATACGGAAAGAAACTCTGCTGGAACTGTGCTAAGAGAGCAAAGGAGGCCGGCGATGAAAAGTAAATGGAGAGTCGAAGAAACCACGATCGCCGGTGTTACCCATTACACTGTTTATAGGCTTATCGATGTTTCCGGCCCTGAGAAGATGGCAAACAAAGAGGTACGAGGCGGGTGCTGGACAACTCGCGCAGAGGCTGAACGTCTCGCAGAAAATCTTAACAGGGAGGACGGATGGAATGATTGATATCGAAAGACCTGATTCCGATTACCCTGATTACAAACGGCGCATGGAGTGGGAGATCTGGGACGAGGACGGACGGGATCTCATCGAAGGCGATGAGTTCGACGAAATGGTCGAATCTTATTTGGAGGATGACGATGATCTCATTGAAGAAGAATACTTATTTTAGCAACGAGGCGAACCGGGACTATTGGTCCGTCAGCCAGTTCAAAGCATTTGCCGAATGTGAGGCTGCCGGACTTGCTTCGGTCCGTGGCGAATACGTCAGAGAGGAAACCGACTCGCTCCTGATAGGGAGATATGTAGACGCTTATTTCTCCGGGGAGATGGACGATTTTATAAGAGTGGACGGGGACAAGGTCTACCAGAAGAACGGCAAACGCTACAAGAAGTTCGAGGACGCGGACAAGATGATCGATCGCGTCGAAGCAGATCCGCTCATGATGGAATTTCTTAATGGCGAAAAACAAGTGATCATGTCCGCAGAGCTGTTCGACGTCCCGTGGAAAATCAAAATAGACTGTCACGGCGGTGACAGAATCGTCGACTTCAAAACGGTGCGCGACTTTGCTCCTGTGTACAAGGACGGACTCGGAAGGGTCAGCTTCATTGAGGCATGGGGCTATGACATTCAGGGCGCGATCTACCAGCGTATCGAACAGATCTATTTCGGGCGAACCGAACCGCTGCCGTTTTATCTCGTAGCGGTCACGAAGGAAAAAGTCCCTGATATCGCAGTGATACAGATTCCGCAGCACGTTCTCGATACGGCTCTGAAGATTGTCGAAGCGAAGATAGACCGTTTTGATCTGGTCAAACATGGAGACATCGAGCCGAACAGATGCGGACATTGTGATTACTGCAAGGCAACTAAGATATTGAAAGAACCGGAAGTGTTCGAGATAGAGGAGGCGTAAATGGGTGCGTGGACGACTGCAGATGTAGAGGCTGCGCGAAAATGGGCTCAGAAATATGTGCCCGAATCACATGAAGAATATTGCAATGGTATCGTCAAATTTTGCAAGATCTCAGCACCAAGCGACAGGGTTTGTTTGGATTCAAGGATGGACGATAAACTGTATGAGATTTGGAAAAATCGAAGCGTCATTCCTGACGGAGTTTCGCACCTCGAAGAAAACGCTGGTATGTATGGGATCCCAGCGGACATCATTTTCGCTAACACCATTCCAATCAGAGACTGCGAGATCTGGGTAGACGAACGAGATCAAATACCGAACGGGATCGTCTGTAAGTACAGAGTTGTAATTTTTGACTATCTTGATAGCACACTGAAACTTGTAAAAAAATTCGAGGAAGAAGGTGTATTTGAGAAACCAGAACCGTTTATGGTCGGAGCGGCAATTATAGATTTGCAGCAAGCGCAGTTATACTTGCCACTCCTTGTCGAATACGGAAATGACTTCTTGCTGTTGGGAGCTCCATTTGTACTTAGAAATGGGCAATACATAGACGCAAGAACGGCCTTCGGTGCTGATACGATCAATACATCATATTTCGCCACATTGGGGAATCAACACCTATTGACTTGGTACTCAATACAGATAAGCCTTTTACATCCAAAGATAAAATACGGATATCGGATAGAAGATCCGCAAATAAAAAATGCAAAGAAGAAAAAATCAAAACAAACGAAACGGAGAACTAAACTGATAAGGCGGTTGTATTTGGATGAAGCCATACTCGATAGAGAAACCAAAGGTGACGGCATCAACAGGAAGACGTTGGTGTGGTATGTATGCGGACATTTCCGGCACTACAAGAACGGGAAAATCATTTTCATACAACCGTACTGGAAAGGTGCTTTGAGAGAAATCAAGCGGAATTTAGACGACGGCAGAGATCGAGAAATAGCAATATAACAACAGCTTACAACGCGGGGCGGGCAGTTACTCCTTTCTTAATTAATCATATACAACTACAAACTATAGCATATACTGTCTCACGCTTTTTCGGCCCGCCTCGCTTGTATATCAACGGAGGAAACATGAATAACATTACAATTATCGGACGTCTCACAAGAGATCCGGAATACACAGCACGGAACGGAGATAAGTCACAGTACACGAAATTCACTGTCGCAGTGGATAACGAGTACGGCGATTTGGCTTCTTTTTTCGATTGCATCACGTTCGGCAATCAGGCCGATAACGTCGACAAGTATCTGAGCAAAGGCCGTCAGGTCGGTGTTCGTGGACGTATGGAACAGGGTGAACCGTATACCGATAAGAACGGAAACAAGCGCAGATCGTGGACGCTCAGAGCGGAACGAGTCGAGTTCCTCGGAAGTAAGAGCGACCAGAGCGCAGAGCAGATCGAGAAGAAGGCAAAGGACCTGTTTGACATTCCTGACAGCTTCGAGCAACAGGAAGAGGACGTACCGTTTTAAGATATGAAGTATTTACTGATAGACACAAGAGAAAAGCCGAAAGCGATCAAAACAATCCTGAAGCAAATCGATGACGCTGGAATAGTCCACGAATCGACTAAGCTGTTATTCGGTGATTACATGGATTGGAACCGACCGCAGATCGTAGTCGACCGAAAACAGACTATCGCGGAACTGGCGAAGAACTGCACGTCAGAACACGAACGCTTCAGGGCTGAGATGGAACGAGCACAGAAGGCCGGTGCGGAGCTGATCATTCTGGTAGAGCAGAACCGATACAAGGACCGGGACGAATGGATCCACGTCGAGCGCATCGAGGATCTGCTTCGCTGGTCGAATCCGCACTCAACTATCCGGGGCGAAAAGGTCTACCGGGTGCTCCGAAGCTGGTGCGCAAAGTATCCGATTCGTGTCGAGTTCTGCGACAAAAGAGTCACAGGACGGAGAATTATTGAACTGATTTATGAAGGAAAGTGAGCAAAACATGAGAGATAGTTTCATATTTTATCGAAGTTTTTACGAAAGTTGGAAAACTTTGAAAACAAAAGAAAAACAGAAGTTGTTCGAAGCTATCTGCGAATATGCTCTGAACGATACTGAAATTGAGTTGACCGGAGCAGCTGACGGAATGTTCAAACTGTTGAAACCACAGCTTGACGCGAATACAAGGAAGTATGAGAACGGTTGCAAAGGTGGACGTCCGAAGAAGCGCACAAAGAAAGAACTTACTGAAGGACAAAGAGCCCGAAACTCCGCAGAATACAAGGCTTGGCAGACTGCTGTGTTCGAGCGGGACGAGTATACTTGCCAACTGTGCGGTAGTAAAACGAACTTACACGCGCATCATAAAATGGACTTCTATAAGTATCCTGACAAGCGGTTTGACGTCGATAACGGAGTGACTTTATGCGTGTCGTGTCACTCCAAAATTCACGCAGATTCTAAAAACCTAGAAATAACCAAGAATAAACCTAGCAATAACCTAGCGATAACCCAAAAGAAACGCAATGATAATGATAATGATAATGATAATGTAAATGTTAATGTAAATGACAACGACAATGCGGTCGGTTGTGGTGGTGGTTTCGATGACGATGATTTTTATAACATCTGGAAACGAATGAGTCCACAGGACGTTGACAGGATATTCGATATTTACCCTGAGAGCGGTGACGATCTGATCCAAGCTGTTTATGAGGACGTTAAGAACAAACGCAAGCACGTCGACGATCCTGTTCCGTACATACTCGGATATGCTAAGAACGTCGGCTGGACGGATGGAGGTGCATCATGATCATGATACACAAAGGCGATAGAGTGCTGTTAACGCTTCGCGCTCCCGGACCGCTCGGGATCACGGAAGGAATGTGGAAGTACCAGGATAAAGAATTCATTGTTTCGCGGATCAAGACGATCGTCCCGGACGGCAAGCATCGCGGAGGCATTGAGACATATTACGAGCTGGACGGCTGCGTGTCAGACAAGGGTATGCCGTATGCGGTGACCTATGATATGTTCCGTCTGATCATGGAGGAATGACGTTGAAGGAAAACGAGGCGGTCTGCTGCGTATGTGGCAAGATCGAAAACAAATACCTGATGGAATCAATGACAACCGGACGGCGGGTGCAGTATATGTGTCTGGACTGCTATAAGGTCGGATCACACGAAGCGCTCGTCCGGGCTATGGTCAATCAGATCAGGACGAAGAAACAGAAGGAGAAGAACAGATGATCAACTATTCCGAGATAATCCGGAGCTGCCGGAAGTACAAAGGCTGGACTCAGCACGTACTCGCCAATGAGTCGGGAATATCGCACGTCACGGTTGCAAGCCTTGAATCGGGTGTTCGTTCTCCGTCGATGTATACGTTCGAGGCTCTGCTGAACGCTATGGGCTTCGGCCTGAAGGTGTGCAGATTGGAGGACGAAACGAATGAGTTGGTGGAGTGATAACGAGAAGTTCGACGAGCACGATCCTGACTATTGCATAGGATGCGAACGAGGATTCACGAAAGCGTTCTGTGACCGATGCCAGACGAGACGGATGCTCGAAGAGATTGAACGGAACAAATGGGAAAGCGAGGACGAGAATGAAGCTGATTGATGCGGATAGATTGATCGAATGGTGGAAACCAGATGTGGGCAGAATGTTTTATGCCGACCAATTCATTCACACGCTTGAATTCGCACCTACCATAGAGCCGAAGCATGGTGAGTGGATAGTAAGTTACACAGGCGGTATAAAGCAAACAGAATGTTCTGCGTGTGGTGAGTCCTCTATTACTTATGACGTTTATGGATGGCGCTACTGTCCGTGGTGCGGTGCGAAGATGAAAGGAGCAGACGATGAGTGAGGATAAAGCAATACACATTCTCTATGAACGCATAGGACACCTGCTTTGTGAACAGCCTTATGGAGAATTGGGAAGATACCTAACCTACTATGCCGAGGACAGGATTTATTTAGTCTTTGACCTTTGGTATCACGGCTTCTATCTTGTTGAAGCAAGTTCTCCAAAGGATGCTATCAACAAAGTGAACTGTGACCAATTAGCGTATTTGCCGAAAGGAGCAGACGATGAGACACGTTAAAAGTTGTCCTTACGGCAAGCGTGGGAAAGCAAGCACAGAGTTTTACATAGATGGCAAGCCACATATTTACTGCTATGGATGGATAGATTCGATGCATGACGAGCCTATAGAAGTCTGCAAGAACTGTGCCGATTTTGTTGATAAAGCGCAAGAAGATTTGGAAAGGAGCAGACGATGAGTAGATACATAGATGCAGATGCGCTGAAAGAAAAATTGCAACAACATCACGACTTCTTTGTTAAGGCGTGGGGCGGTTTTAAAGAAATGCCAATACAAGACAAGGCAAGGTGCGATGAATTAAGCAACAGTATAGCGGAGATATTCAACACACCGAGCATAGATATAGTCAGATGCAAGGAATGTAAGCATTGTGACAAGTTTCCAACTTGGTCGGCATGTACATATTGGAGTGGCGATCCTTATGAACAAGCAAGCGTTAACCCCAACGACTTCTGCTCATACGGAGAAAGAGAGGGCGAGTGATGAAGTGCGATAAATGCTTTTTCTGCGTCAAAATAGGCAAAGGCATATACGCTGATTTCCCTGTCAAATATTGCAAATACTTCAAGACCTACAAATTGCCATTTGTAATGACTCAAGACCACGGTGGAATAAAGAGACAATTAGACTTCAGCAACATTAAAGATTGTAAGATATGGCACGAGGTTGGATGCAACATACATCCGAGTCGAGTAAAAAAGGCTAAAGAGGATTTTATCAAGAACCTTGAACAAGCGGAAAGAGAGGGCGAGTAAATGGCAATCAGAGTACACGAATTAAAAATAGCAAAGGATTATGCCGATAGCGTTCACTTTGGTGATAAGACCTTTGAAGTAAGGCTCAATGACAGAGGATTTCAGAAGGGCGATATAGTCAGATTCAAGCCTTTGAGCAAGAGTGGTGCTTCCGTAGACACAAGACACCCATTGTATGACAAAGAGTATGAGATAACTTATGTGCTTGGCTCGTTCTATGGACTTGCACAAGGCTATGTGGCATTTGGTATCAAGCCAATGCCAGAGCAGACGGAAAGAGAGGGCGAGTGATGAAATGTTGTAGATGCCCACTATATCACTATTGGAGTAACGAAAGTGATAGGGGCGAAGCGTGTGCGATATTCGGAGATGGGTGGGACAGTCCATTTCAGTATGAGGATAAAGAGGGAACAATAATAGGCTGTTATCTTGATAGGCACTTTATTGAAAAAGCAGATGCCGAGAGAGATGAATACTACGCATCAATGGCAGAGTCAATGTCGCAATATTTTGAGACCGAGAACAGTTCGGAAAAACCGAACAACTGCGAGGAACTAAACGCCTACAGAAAGTGTGTTGAGAGCAGAAGTTTTTGGGATAACAAACATTGTGATGGGTGCTACTTCGATGAAAGATGCCCATTCGATGAGCCAAAGGACGAGCCACAGACGGAAAGGAGTAACGAATGATTAAAGAGCCGATGTTCATTAGCCCGAAAACATTCAGAGACTATGAGCAATACAAGACAGATTGTGCAAGAGCATCGGGATGGAATGAGGCTATGGAGTTCATCTTTGCGGAAGAACTTGAAGCGAAACGGACAAAAACGATTCGAGAAAAGTTCTTTGTGGTCGAGAATGTGCAGACGGAAAGGAGCGAGTAGATGGATGTCTTTATAGAACTGTGCTTCATCGGATTTCTGCTATATGTGTGGGAGTATTTGATGGATCGTCGTTAGACGGAAAGGGGATGAGTAGATGGAGATACCGAGATACATCGTTATTAAACTTGAAATGGTAGGCAAGGACACCGTCACGGCTACAAACGTAACAGACAGATGTGAGGTCTATGAGTATGAACCGAATTGCGATGCGCCATTGCCGTGTCATAAATGTGAGAGCGCATTATCTTCCGAGTGTACCGCTTGCGATGGTCAGAAATATTTCAGAACGGAAGAGGGCGATACGGATTGTCCGTGGAAGTGAGGTGAAGCATGGACTGGCTCGGAGATATATTACTGCTTTTTATCCTGTTGATTCTGATAGGAATACTTAAACAATTATGACAGCAAGAGAGTTTCTGAAACAATTTGAATACGCAACTCAGCGGGCAGAGCGATGTCGAAGACAGTATGAAGTCGCTCAGGAAAAGATCGATGCGATCGGATCCACGCTGGGCGGTGAACCGGGGATGCCACACGGAACGGGAATATCGCGCCGGACCGAAGACAAAGCGATCAAGCTCGCAGACGCTGCTGCTAAATGGAAAGAGGCTGAGATCGATGCGCTACTGGTCAAAGAGCAAGTCTTCAATGTAATCTGGAACATTCCGGGGATCGAGGGCCAGGTCCTTTACGAGAAGTATATCAACCTGAAGGACTGGCCGGTTATTGCAAGCGATCTGTTTTACTCCGAGAGCGGAATATATAAAGCGCATCGCAGAGCGTTACGAATCGTAGAGAAGCGTCTCAGCAATCTGTCCATTGAAAGGCAGTAAATAAGTTTTTATTATGATATTGTCAAAATGGTTTACACCCATAGGACGAATCACCTTCCGGGGCGGGAGGAAATCTTCCGCTCATCATGTCCCCAAAAGTTTCCGCTCGGTGCAACTCCGAGAGGGGACAGTGTGTACTTCCCAGTTTTTCATGATAGCTATAAGGATCGCAGAGGGACGAGCCGACGCTCGTCCTTTTGTGTTGGTGCGATTATGGCAAGAGAGTTTGCAAGACAATTCTATTCAAGCAAAGTCTGGCAAGATTGCCGGAACGAATACGCTAAGTCAGCGCACTATCTCTGCGAGGATTGTTTGAAGCGTGGGGTCTATCGTCCGGGAATCGAAGTGCATCACATCGAAGAGCTGACGCCTATGAACATACACAAGCCGGAAGTCACGCTAAATTTTGCAAACCTTGTCCTGTTGTGCCGTGAATGTCATAAGGCAAGGCATGATACACGGCAGCGCGATCGACGTTATGTTATCGGATCGAATGGCGAGATCATCGTCGGATCCCCCCTATCTGAGTAAATAACGGCACGGGGCATAGAC